TTCCAGGATAATTTTAACGTCTTCTTTTTGTCTTAAACTTCTAGAAACTACAGGGCGATTATCAATGTAAATTATATCTCCTGACTTATTATTTATTTGTGGTTTTGCAATTCCTTGAGTAAAAGTGATTCCAAGATTTACAACTTTATTTGCAACCGTTACTTTATTATCTGAAAATGTAGTGTCTATACTTGCACTAAAACCATCTCCAGTTATCGAAAGTGCTGCATCTGATGTAAATTCAACTGCTTTTCCAGTTGAACTAAAGAAAGTTGATATACCAACAAAATCTGTATGATCGGATCCATTTCCACCATTGTAATATAAAGATCGATCTTGATAATATTTTACAACTTGTGTTTCTGTATCATAAGAAACTACATATCCAAGAGCTCTTTTTCCTGTAGTTGGATTTATTTGTCTAATTATAGATCCTACAGAAATTGCTGCACTTGATGGAGTTACTGAAGAAAATTTTATTGCTCCTACAGCAGAAAAATTATTATCGGTATATATTGCTGTGCTTATCCCAGATGTATCATATACTGTAGGATTTTTTAATATGCCAATTTGAGCAAATTTGGAATCAGTTGGAAAATTCTTAGTTGAATCATCAAATCTAGCATAAACAAGAATTCTGTCTGCACCTAATTCTTTATAAATGTCAAACCCGTGTCCTTTTGATGGTGGAATAATAGGAATTAGATTTGCATACACTGCTGGAGTATTTGATCCAGACGTGCCTAAATCAACTAATCCATAGGTATAATTTTTTCCACCAGAGGTTACTAAAACATCCGTAATTTTTCCTGATGTATCAACTTGTAAAGAAACCTTCCCTCCAGATCCATCTCCAACAATATTACAAGATTGTCCAGATTGTAGTGTATACCCAGATCCACTATTTTGAATATAAACTTTTTTAATTTGATTATCATTTAAACTAGAATCACCATTTTCTCTAATTGCTACAATTTGAGAATCTGTAGATGATCTCCAATTGTTTGGTAGAGTGATATATTCTGTCGTATCAAATTTTACAATATCACTAGGAGATACGGTATAAAGATATTTCCACACATATCCATCACTTAATTTGGATGGTTCTAAATCTGTAAAAGTAGGTTCAACTTGAGATGCATTGCCAGTTGTTTTGATGCCTGAAGATCCATTATCAATACAAATATAAACCTTATAATCTGAGTTAATCACGTAATAATTAGCATCATATAGTCTCATAGATCCAGTAATTGGAGATGGACTTATAATGCTATAATCTTGCCTATACATTTCATATTGAGTTCCAGAAACCCAATCAATTTTTCTAATTACTCTTCTAATATTAGCACTCGTAATTTTTTTACCAAATAGCATTGTCGATTCATAATGATTTAAATAATCAACATTATCAATTGGATTTGGTGGATTTGTATTCCAATCTGTTGACCTTCCAAATCCAACTTGAGATGGTGGACCTGGATTTGCTAGACCGACAAAAACATAATAAGAGTTGGCAGAACTTTCAACCGAATCTATAAAATTAGATGCGTTGACTATTCTAAATTGATCTGTTACAAATGCAGACATCTTAATATAGTTTTTTTTATATTTATATGAATCTTATAAGACCTTTTTAATTGCACCAATATCTCTTAATCCAGACTTCCTTCTTTGAATTGTTGGGAATGTTGATAATCCAGAATCAACTTTATAACTCGAAACAGTTAGTGAAATTGGAGAAGAAGATCTAGTAGAATTATAAAGTCTACCCCAAGAGAATTTACCAACGGATGCTCCTGTAGTTGCTATTCCAACCACTGAAGACGTATTAAAAATATCGCAAGTAACGATACCAACGCCAGAATTAAATGCACTAACATAATAGATATTATCTAAGAATGTTGTTCCAACACCAACAACGTTAAAGGTGTTGTCCATAGATGTTACACCAGTTCCAACTGATGTATCATAAATGTAAATTGGATATCCAACTGATAGATTTAATGGAGATGGGTTTAATGTAAATTTAATTGCAAGATTTGTATTAATTCCAACCGCAGTTGTTATTCCTGTAATAACACCAAATGATCCTGCAACTCCTGTAATATTTTTAATATTATCAAAAATAATATCAGGTGTTGGAACAATAACTTCAGGGGCATTAGAACTTGTATAACCAAATCCTGGATTAGTGATTGTAATAGAAGTTATTTGACCATTTGTTATAGTTGCTGTTGCTGTAGATGTGTTAATTCCTGGAGATGAGAATGTAACTTCTGGAGCAACAGTATATCCATATCCAGCACTAGTGATTGTGACTGAAGTTACAACACCATTCGTTATATTTGCTGTTGCTGTTGCAGTAGATCCAATTCCAACTCCAATAGCAGGTGGATTTTCAAATCTAATTGTTGGTGCAGAACTATACAGATAACCACCATAACTTATAGAAACATCAGTAACTATGCCCGCCGATCCAGTTAATGCAGCACCAACTGCAGACTTGACAAAAGGAGGTGCAATTTTTATATCAGTTGTTGCACCTACGTATCCACTACCACCACTTACAATAGTTAATGATTGAACTGTGCTTGCAGAAGAAACAACAGCAGTAATTTCTGCAGCAACTGGATCATCATTTCCGGAAATAATAAACGCATCAAATTGGGTTGGTAAGTCATAATCAAATAAAGTTGAATCATCTACAAAAATTTCAGTATCTGATGACGATAAGTTTCTAATAATTTTTGCTGTAGGATAAACCTGAGGTTCATTTATATCTCTAGATTTATAAATGATTTGTCCATCAAGTATTTTATCAGTTTTTTGCTTAATCCAAGTAAGACTTAATGGTTTATCAATCTGTGGATTAATGCCTTGACCCAAATAATTATTAGTTTGAATTTTATCAGATGATGAAATATCAACAACATCTCTAATATCCTGTGTTGTTGTAATTCCTAGATACTTATTATTACTATATCCTTTTACTGAGTCGCCAATCTTAATTGATTCATAAATCGTCTTTTGATCACTGTCGGCAGCACTTCCTCTATAGAAGAAAATTGCAATATTATCTTCTGCTTTAGGAGGTTGAGTAAATGTAAATGAAGTTCCACCATTAAATTGATAGGAAACTCCAGGATCTTGCAGAATACCATTGATAAAGATAATTAACAAGGTATTAAATTCTATCAATTGTGAATCTGCATTAAAGCTATTTTTCTCAAAACTTATAAGTTGAGAATTATAATATAATGGAAATCTAGTCCTAGATCCGTCTTGATATTCTTTAACACTATCAATATAATCTAATTCACCAAACTGCCAAGAAGAGAACGAATCTGTAAATGTATCGAGTACAGTCAATTCAAACTGAGAAACTGGGGAAGACAGTCCACTAGCAGTAACTAATCCAACAGGAGTAATTACATCACCTTTTTGGAACCCATATCCACTACGTACAATTTTAAACCCAGTAACTTCAAATAGTGTTGAACCTATCCCTGTTGTTGAACTAGCACCAACTTCTACATTCAATAAGAGACCAGTTCCAGTACTGGTTGTTGCACCAACTCCTAGTCTAGATACACCAATAACTGGTAAATTATTATAACTAGGGGACGAAATATTAATAGTTGGAGCAACATAACCAGTTCCACCACCAACTATATTGAAGGATAATGTTCCACCTAAACCAACAGTTGCAGTTATTGTTGCAGCAGATCCTGTGTGTCCAGATTCAGTAACTGCTATTGATACCGTTCCTCTATATCCAGATCCAAAATTACCATTAAATCCTATAGTTGTGCCTATACCAACAGAAACAATTGATCCACCTGCTCCCACAATTGCAGTAACAGATGCACCGACAAGAGGTGCATATCCAAGACCTGGCGTAGATCCTAGAGAAACAATCATTCCACCTCTAGGTAATTGATTGATATTTACATCATCATTCGAAATAAAGACGGATCCATTTGAAGAAGTAATTCCTGTGAAAACTATACTACTAATTCCTACGGATAAATCTTCAACAATACTATAGTTATTATTTGTATTGTTTTTTGTTGTTGGTGTTTGGAAAATACCATTTAAGAAAACTATGCCATTTCCACCAGTACTTCCAAGTCCAACAGTGTTTATTCCATTTGAAGTTAGAGTATAAGTTTGTCCAATTCCAGTAAATCTCTCAGAAATATTATCAAATATTTGATTAGTAGTATAATCTTTTCTTAGGAAGACTCTACCATTAAATGAAGAAGATGGTTCTGGTAAATTATAATCAAATGTTTGTGAATATCCAAACACAAGTTCTAAATTATTTTTTTGAACTGTATTTATTGTTGGTGTTCCAATTTGGATTTGACTATTTCCAATAGAAACTATTGATGTTCCTCCACCAATAACTTCGGTTATTTTCTTTATTTCTAGTCCTATCGTCATTCCACTAGTAGCAATACCAACAATTGTATTTGTAGAAACCCCAATAGTGCTAGCAGTTGACGTTAAAACTGATACAAATTTATCTTTAATGGATGTTACTTTTTCAAATGTTCCCGTAAAATAGATTTGATTTTTAACAATATTAAATGATCCTCTGTATAAAGATACCAAACTGGAGTCAGAGTGAGAAGTTGTAGCAGTACCTACAAATCCTCTCTGTACAGAAACCAATGGGAATGTTCCAGCAAAAGAAATTGGTCCGCTGACTGTCGTTCCAAATCCAACATTAATAACTTTCATATACTCATCATCAATCTTCAAAATATCTCCAAGAGAAATTGAAGATATTCCGCTTAATCCAAATAAAGTTGAAGATGTTCCAACTTGACCACCATTATTAACAGAATATGTTAATAAGGAAAATGCTAGAGGAGATTGGACAATATTATTAATTGAAATAATGCTCTTACTACTCTTTTGTTCCATCTCAAATGTATGAGTTGTTCCAATTCCAACTGATGTAAATGTTACTGCAATTGCTGGATCTGCTGTAGCGTATTCTTTTCTGGTGGCAATTTTAAAAGAATCATTATTGATTTTAATTGCATAAACTGTACTTGGAAGAATATCAGTTACTACTCCAACATAATTGAGTGTAGATCCAATCCCAACAGGAGTTGAAGAATTTGGAGAATATATTAATTCTTCTCCAGTGTTAAAAAAGTGATTGCTGATAGTAAATAAACCCGTTGTTGTATCTAAAACAGATGAATTTGATGGATCAAAAGTTTTTACAAAAATAGGAATACCTTGATGATTTAAATCGTAAGAATTTGTGGTGCCAACTCCAGTAAAATATCCACTAATATCATCAATTTTTAAGACTCTATTTGTGCGACACTCAATATAATTTGCCAATCTCTTAGTTAAGAATTTAATAAATCTTGAACTTTTGCCATCAGTATCAACATCAATAACACGATCAAAATTATTAATCGCATCAACTCTATTTTCATTAATAAATGAGTACAGAAAATCGGCGTAATTTTTTGCAGTTATACCTATTCCAACATTTTCAATTATTTGAGTGTCTGAGAAATTCTTTAATCCACTAGTATGGAGAAGTTTATTGACGGGACTTACTATATCTTCCCATCTTTGATTACTCTTAACCGAGTATGATAAATTCTGGTAATAGTCATTGTCTGCAATCACTTGAGTATCAACATCAAGTTTTCCAATATCATCAGACCAACCTAAGTCTTTTTCTGATGAATAACTTATACTAAATTGTCCACTAGACTTTTTAATGTCAATAATTGTAGCAATAGTTCCAGATTGACTTCCTCTAATAATATCATTTTTTTGAACCTCATAAGAACCTGATATTTTAATATAATTTTTGTTACTGCTTACAATTTTTAAATCAACTTCAAAAAATCCTAATTGATTTTTAACTTGTAAAATTTCTCCAACAGTAAAATTAGCAAATTCTTGAACAGCAGTAAATCTAGGATAATTGTTGTAATTTACAATAGTTCCATATATTCCAGTTGCTGTATCTGCTATTCCAACATTTGGTAATGTTACAAATTCTGAAGTATCATATTCGATTTGTCTTGGTAAATTTGTACCTGCGTTAAGGTATTGTGTAACAGTAAAGAAATTATATTGATAATCACTAGAATTAAATCCATATCCACTAGATCCATACTTTTTAATTCCTTCAACAAAAATTCTGTCTCCAGTAGAGAATGGTTCACTACTAAATCCAGTTTGTGGTGTTGTTAAAATACAAGTAATAATTCCAGATGAAGTTGAAGAGTAAACAGTTTGTATTCCTATTCCATTACTATTATTGATTGATAATATTTTTACTTCTGTCTCTGGCAATCCACTTGGTTTTTGATTTACAATAACCGATGATATGGAAGTACCATTTATTACAGGAGTTAACACTCCAGAATCTATTGGAGTTCCATTTTCTGGATTTACTAATATTATAATTGGCGATGTTGTGTAATTTTTTCCACCATATGTTACTCTAACACTATTGAGTGTGTTAGCATTATCAATAAGTAAAAATTTAGATACTTCAGTTTCAGGTTTTAAAGTTTTATCTGATGCATATTCATATCCTTCATTTAAAATTCTAATTTTGTTTATTCTACCAATAACTTCAGACTCTGGTACAATATATGCATTTTTTCCATTAGTTGATATTACATTTTTGAAGATTGGTAGAGATTTAAAATTAGATCCAGATGATATAACTCTAAGTTTATTAATACCTCCAGAAGCAGAAGATGATGGAGTTGTATATTTTAATTCACTACACTCTATTTGACTATAAGATGATTTTTCTGGAACTTTATAAAGAGAAATATTAAATGTAGTTGTTCCAACTCCAGAAATAGTATAAGAATCATTATAAACACTATCCACAAAACTAATTTGAGAATAATCTGTTACTTCTTTATCTGTTGTACTAATATATCCAGATTTCTCTAACGCATAGAATAGCAAAGGTGGAAGTTGTTCGGTATAATTTATCGTTAGAGAAGCATTTGTAGATACACCAACTGTTCCAATACCGCTGATTGAAAATGTATTTGTAGATCCTGTAGAAACAAATTCATCTTTAAAATCTTTATCATAAAATATTTTTAAGTTATATCCAAATAAAGAAGAATCTGTTAGATCAAATACAAGATTATTATTTTTTGTTGGGTATAACGGTGGATTGATCAAAGAAAGTTTGTGTCCAGATCCATTAGCAGCAGTTATGTTTACAAATAATGGATCATTTGCGATACAATCATTTAAAGTTTCACATAGTTTAATTTTATCATCAGTGACCTTATAGACGTAATAAACGCCTGTAGACAACCCAGAAGCGACTGTGGAGGCATTGTAAACTACTTTTTGTCCTCTTACTAATCCGTGATTTTGAACCGTTATTTCGTCTTTAGAGGTATTAATTCCTGATGTTGTAAATGTAATTGGATTAACAAGTAGTCTGTCATTATTATATGTAACTTTGACAGATGTAGATGTTCCAATTCCAACTGAAAGTTTTGGTGAAACGGTTAAATTAATTTTATCACCATAAGTTAGTTCATGACTTGTCGATATTGAAACTGTAGATACAATTTGTTTAACATCACCTTTTAATTGACTGAAATCAGATTGTAAGTAATGTTGGAAATCATCTGTTCCATTAGAGGTGAAATATAAACCACTAGTAGACGTTGTTAATCCAACTTCAGTAACTATTCCAATGTAATCTACTGATTTTTTAATAATATAAACAGTTTGACTATTTCCACTTATTGGTAGATTAAATGATGAAGATGTGGACGTGTTGCTAACAGATATTGCCGAAGCAGATCCTGGTTTTACTAGCGTAACTTTTTGATTATTTTTAAATGGATGATTGGGCAAATAAATTGATTGAGTTGGTACAAATATAGTTCTATTTGTTGTAATTCCTATATCATACTTTACAGGAATTCCACTACCAGTGGTTGTTCCAACTCCAACAGAAAGTTTTGGATTAAAATATACAATATCATTGATATTAGACTCAAAGTAATCAGATTTTCTATCTATTGTAAATGTATTTGGTATGAAATATATTGGTGTAGAAGCAGTATGTATTCCACCAGAAGAATCTCTTGATACTCTTAACACATTTTGATATTTGTAAATATTCAAAATTGAGAATATCTCAGAATCAATTTTAATACTGCTTCCTATTGAAACTTCTTCTGGAATTGAAGAAAAATAGATATCGGTAACAATTCCAGTTGAAGCAAAATTACCTAATTCTCTTGTAAGAGTTGATGTATATGTAGTAACACCAACCTGGTAGAATCCATTTAAGAAACTTAAGGAAGTTGAAAATCCAGAAATTGTAACATAATCTAAATTGTTTAAGGTATGATTTACAGGTACTTTTACTTCAATTTTATCTCCGTTTTTCCAAGTAAAAATTGAATCATTATAATATGTGGTAGATGTCTGTAAATTTGTAACTTGTTTACCATTCACCTCAGATACTGCTACTATTAATCCACTTCCACCACTATTTGATTCATCAAATTCTACTAAATCTCCAACTTTATAATTACTTCCAGACTTAACT